TTTTTTATATTATTTTCTTATAATATAAAAAAGAACATGAGTACTTTACAAGATAAAATCCAGAAGTTGAAACCAAATTTGAAAGAGAGTTCAATAAAATTATATATAACAAACCTGAAAAAGATATACAGAGAAATCGAATGTGGAGGACGAAAAGAGCAAATCTGTTCTTTTGATAATTTAGATTTTCTAAATGATTATGATAAAGTTATGAAGACTCTTGAAGACGAGAATTCTAATACAAAAAAGAATAGATTGATTGCTGTTGTAGTTACTCTCCAAGCAACAGAGGCTGATAAGAAGTTGATCGAAAAATATCAGAAAAGCATGATCGAGTTAGCAGAACAATCCAATGAAAATTATAAAAAACAGGAGAAGAGTGATCGGCAAAAAGAGAACTGGGTAGAGTATAAAGACCTTGTAAATTTAACAAATGAAATATTGAAACGAATTAAAAAGCATGATATTTTAAAGAAAGATGTTATTAGCAAGGCTGAATATAATCTGTTACAAGAATATATTGTACTTCGCTTCTACCTTAATTACCCATTACGGAACGACTTAGCCGAAGTAAAAGTAATATCAAGTAAAGATGAAGATAATAAAAAAGATAATTTTTTACTCGTTACTCCAGATAAAATTACATTGCTTTTGAATGATTATAAGACTGTTCGTACCTTTGGTCCACAGGAATACGAACTCGATGATAAATTTTCAAAAATTGTTCGTATTTTTTTGAAACATAACACATCTGGTTGGTTCATAACAAAAACAAATCGTCAAGACCCTATAAGTGCAAATGGTATAACGAAATTACTTAATAGACTTTTTCTACGCGAACTTGATAAAAAGATAAGTACAAGTATGATCCGTTCTATAACAGCATCTCATGACCGAAGAAATGATGCTACTCTTAAAGAGATAGAAGCGTTAAAGAAGAAAGTATCTAAAAAGTACTTACACAGCCTTGATACGAACAATATGATTTACAGAAAAGTAAATTAAAATTTTATATAACAATTGTTATACAAAATAATATTTTATAAATTACCCGACCCAGATACACAACGGATTGTAATACTATTCCCGTTCCCGGTGCTGACCCATCTAAAACGCACATAGCCAGGTAGAGTGCTTGTCGTCTCATATGTAGTATTATTGATACTGTCTAAATAATACACGTGGTTGTTTCCCTGGATATCTGTCGTTGAGAACTCGGCACTACTAACTATTTCAGCAACACCCGGCGCGCCTATCTCTCTAACACATTGTTCGAGATGGAATCTAAAAGGCGTAGCACCAGTTTGATTTGGTAGTGTAATTGTCTTTTTCGTTACTTCAATTGCTCCTAAATAGACAGAAATTTCTATTTGTTTATTCGCCGAATTCAAATTTAAAGAACCACAGAATTTAATTTCAAATGTTGAACCTTTCCGTGTCGTATTTCCTTCTCTTATTACTGGAAATCCTGCGTAATTTGTATAGGTTAACAAATCTACAGGTGTTGTTATACTATCTGCAATAACTATATCATCTAATCCAAGATACAATCTTTGCATTGCTGAGTTCATTGGTGTAATACTTGTTTCGTTCCTAAAAAAGAGATAATTCTTATTTCCAGACGTATCTGGAATAATTGTTGTAGATAATCTACCTTGGTCTTCACCTAAAATTTCATTGTCGAATGTAACGCCAGCAAAAGTGTTAATTTCATTAGAATAAACTTCTGTAGGATCTCCTTTTGCTGTTGAACGATCGATTATATGATGTATACTCATTTTATAATATAGATGATAAAAAATGTTAAAATATAAGTCATGTTTAAATCAAATTATATTTTTAATTCATTTAGTATAAAATCAAGAATATAATAATACTTAGAATCTTCTGTAAACGTTTTTTTCATCCAGAAAATATATTTTACTCTGTCTTCAGAAGGATTATTTATAAATTCACTAAGTTTATCACCTTTGTATTTTCCAAATGGCATCAATGTATCTATTCTAACAATATTTTTTTTTCTACAGTCATTGCATATATTGTTCTTCCTATTACGATGGCGTGATTTACAATATTTACATGTTCTAGTGCTCATAGGTATAAATTTTTTTATACAACAATTTCCTAAGATTAAAATATCATCATCATTTCTAATGTAACAATTTTCTTTTATATGATGATTACAAACACAAGTATTAGTATGGGGTAACGTTTTTACATGTTCCCCATAAATCATCACAAAATAATTATAATGTCTACCTGTATCTCCTCCCGCATATCTCCAATTTTTTATTTCTTCATATGTGAGATTATATTTTTGCAAGCCTTCGATAAAACGATCTGATAATTTATCTGTTGTTGTCATATTGTTCTATATATTAATTGACTTTATCTTTTAAATTATATTTAGTTTTATTTGTTATATACAAAAAACAAATATCTCATTATATAACAATGATATTTTCTTATCATTGTTTTATCATAAAATATTTACAGGTTGAATTACAGGTTAAAAATTCAATATTATAACATGTATACAATGATAAGAATATTGAAGAAATTCTTACAAATTTCAAAATTTTCAATTTTCAACAAATTTCTTCAATATTCTTATCATTGTATACATATCAATTTCTATATTTTTGTACTTGATTTCTAGGTTAAATATCTGTTATGATAAAACAATGATAAGAAAATATCATTGTTATATAGTAATATATTTTATCTGTAATATACAAATAAAATCAAATATATTCTTATTCTATGTAATTATGAAAATCGATTGTAAGAACAGAAACCCAAAAGTCAGCATCATAATATCTATTCTTGTTAATAAACATGTTATATTCTTCATCTGATAAATGAATATAGTTTAATCTAACAACACAGTGTCTGCCACACGTATTTACATGTTCCGCTTCTCGTTGGTATTGAATCTTATTTACAATCAAATTATAATTGCTATTCTCTATCAAATGCGTTAAATGTTTCACTATCTGTCCGCTCATATTTCTAATTTGGAAATCGGATAGAGCAACTTCTTCATCTATGTCATAACCATACGGATCGAAGAAATATAATGAATCTTTTACATAATTTTTTGTTAATAGACAAAAGTGGCCTTTATTCCGTTCCTTCTGATATAAAATAATAACACTGCCATCTTGATCTAAAATTTCATCAATTGAATTTACGAACATTAAATCAGAATATCTTATAACTCTACATTTGTAGTCTGTTAATCTTAATACATCATCTCCAGATAAATATATATCTTCTGCTTGTTTTACGATCTGTTCTAATCTCATATTTTATAATATTTCTTATATTATAAAATGTAAAAAAAAAATAAAAAAATAAAATCTTTTTTATTATAAAAAAGATGGATAATACAAATATTAAAAATTGCCGATTATGTAAGAAGGATGTTGCTATTGATTTATTCGAAAAGAATGGTAAAATTTTAAAAACGTGTGATACCTGCCGGAGTATCGTAAGAGAAGCAAAAAAGTTAAAACGAGAAAGTAAAAATTCTGAATCCGATAATTCTGAAAATGAGCAGCCTACAGTAGAACAACCTGTAGAACAACCTGTAGAACAACCTGTAGAACAATCACAAGTGCCGATTACAGAAACTCCTGCAAACTCAATTGATGATAATGTTTCAGATTCTGAGTTAGTCGAAGAAGATATTGAAAAAAATCTTGCTTCAAGACCAAAATCGCCTCCTAAAAAGAAGTCACAGCAAGTCAAAATTGAAAAGAACTTACCTAGTACAAAACGGCCTCGTAAACCACGTACTAAGAAAGTAGAAAATCCTGTTCAATAATAATAAAGATAATAATAATTTCTTTAAAATTATCTAATAAAAATAATATAAAATTATGCTTTCATAAAAATTTTATAAAAAATAAAAAAAATTTATTTTATATTTTCTATGAGTAAATATAAAATGAGTTTATCACCAATTGTAGTCATGGATCCGCGTATCGATGTACGCGATGATGTAGAAAAAAATCATATTATTCATAAAGGTGCTCAACGAACAACACATTATGTGCAAACGGCCGACAGTTATCAAACTGGAGTAGCGCCTACTCAATCTTCTTGGTCAATTTCACCGCCTTCAAATCAAACTATTGTAGATAGATATATTCGTGTTCGCCACTACGTCGAATTTGATGCTACTAATGCTAATATTGATCTTGGTATCAATAGTGGATTTCGCCAATTTCCTGTATCAAGTATTACTGATGTTGCTACTCTATCTATCAACGGCGAACAAGTAAGTGAAAATATTCAAAGCAAACTTCACGGTATGCTTACTTATGGTAATACGCCTGAGCAACGTAGAAAATCTTGGTCGACTGCGCCTTCACAACCCGATTCTTATCAAGATTATGGCGATTACCTCACTTATGGTTCTGCTAGAAATCCGTTAGCGGACTACGGTGAAAATAGCACCGAACCTAGTCGAGGCGGCTTTGAAGTCGAAGTGACTGTCGTGAATAAGACTGTAAGAGCGGTTATTACTGAGCCTATTTGGGTTTCTCCTCTTTATAATGGACTAGGATCTCAAGTCGAAGGTCTTGTTAATGTTAATCAGTTAAATCTTACTCTTCGATACAATACTAATTCAGCACGTGTCTTCTGCCATCATGATACCGGGGCGATCCCATTAGGAGCGAGCGTTGCTACATTTTATCAAGCCCCCGAGTTACTCGTTACTTATCTCACTCCCGATATGATGCAACCTATTCCTAGCCTTCAAGTTTTACCTTACCAATCTTGCAATGAATACGTTCGCGAACTTAGTTCGATTCCTGCCGGTAATACTTCTACAGTTTTCTCTGATACTATTCGTCTATCTCAAATTCCTCGTTATGTATATCTCTTTGCTCGCAGGAACGAAGCGACTTCTACATATGAAACTTCTGATGCATTTTTAGGAATTGAAAATGTTTCTATTCAATGGAACAATGAAGCCGGTCTATTAAGCGGAGCAACCAAACAAGATCTTTTTGAAATGAGTTGTAGAAACGGGTGTAACTTATCTTATCCCGCTTGGACCAAGTACCGTGGTAGCGTATTAGCGTTAGAATTAGGTAAAGATATCGGTCTTCCGGATGGGATGGCACCGGGTGTAAACGGACAGTTCACTATTCAATGTCAAGTCACTTTCAAAAACCTTGATGCTGCCGCGTTTGTAGGTACTTTTTACCTTGTTACTGTGAACGAAGGGATATTCACGGTAGCACCGAATGTTGGAAGAGCTTCACTTGGCGGAGTATCTCCTCAAAAAATTATGGCGGTTGGCGAATCAATGGAAAAAGAAGATCATGCTGATGTCGAAGGGGGCGGTTTCTGGCACAGTGCTAAAAGCATCGTGAAAAAAGGACACAAAGTCCTTAAGAAGCATTCCGGTCTTGCTAAAAAATTAGGTGAAGTTGCAGGCTTAACAATAGCGCCTGAAGCCGTTTTAGCTTATGAAGGAGCTAAAGCCAGTGGTCTTCTCGGCGGATCTGCAGTTGGTGGCAAACTAGTTGGCGGTCGTAGAAGGCTACGTCGTTGAATTTTAAATAAAGATGTTGGTACTCTTTCGAAAGAACAATTATCCGATATATGGGAAAATTCTAAACTTTTACAAAATTAAAAAATATATAAATTATTTTATTATTTATTTTTGTGTTTAATAAATAATGACTCCGACACGTGAAGAAATGTTAATTCGACGCAAAGAAGAACGTGAGAAAAATTTAGAATTATATTATAATGCTCTAGAAAAATTAAAAGAAGATGAAATTAGATTAGAAAATGAAATTCAAAATGATATTCAAAAAGAAAATGAAGAAAAATTAAAAGAAAGGGAAGAACGTGTTAATAGATTTCGCAGAGACGCTCAAAACAAGCGATTAAGAAAATATAATATTTTAGAACAGAAATTAAATCCTATTACATTAGAAGAACATAAACAAAATATCAATAACCAATTACAAGAAATTAAACAGAAAGAAAAACAGCATGAAGAAGAATTAAAAAAAATAATAGAAGATAAAAGACAAAAAAGATTACAAAATATAAAACCAAAATTAAGACGCGAGATAAAACAAGAACAAGTTCTTGTAAATCCGATACACGAGAAGGTAAATAATTGGTACAATGAATTCCTTGCTTTTGCTGATGGGCGAACAGGTACAGATTTTCTTTCTTACTCTAAATCAGAAGTAGGAGCAGTTGAATTAGAAAAATTAATGTTAAAGTATCGTCAAAATCTTAGTATTATATCGCGAAAGAATGAGCATATTCAAAATCTCAGAAAAATAATGTTCGAAAACTATCTAATAAATCTTTTTTAAAAAATGTTGGATATAATAAAAAATAATGGTATCTCAAACCGAATTCATTGAATTGACAAATGAATTGAAAAATCTCCGATTTTACTGCGGCGACAAAGAATGGGCTGATATATTTGTTAATAATTTAGATTTTAAAGACGATATCGATAATTTGATTAAGTATTACAAAGAAAAGCCCGATCCGTATAAGGCCGAAATATTATGGTATCTTGGAATATGGGATTTAGCCGAACCAAAAGCAACACATAAAGATTTATATGATCCTAATAAGATAAATATCTAAAATTTTATTTGTTGTTACAAATAAAATAAAATTGATTTAAAGAAAAAATATTTATAATAAAATAAATAAATAACATGAAAATTCATACGTTTGGAACAGAAAAAGAAGATTTAGAACAACTTTTAACGAAGTATAATATTAAATACAAAATTATTACATACAAAGATAAATGTACCGATTTCTACGATTTGAAATTTGAAGGTAATAAAGAATTTATTTCGAAAGCATGTATTATTGAAGTTAAAGATTGGAAGAAAGAATATTATAAATATTTAGATATTGAAGAGAGTGCTAAACCTAAAGCATATATTCATTATAAAAATTACATGAAATGGCGAGTTCCATTATTAAAAAAATCAAAACCATTGAAAGTAAAAAATTTAAAAAATAGATATCCAATATACGTAGTATCATATAAAAGATATGAAACACCTTATACGATTAATATATTAAAACAAATGAATATTGATTTTAAAGTTTGTATAAAACAGGAGGAACATGATAATTATTTAACTATTTTACCAGAAGAAAATATATTAGTAATGTCAAAAGAATATGAACAAAATGAGAATCAATTAGGAAATTATAATTCTATACCGCAAAGAAATAGATGTTTAGAAGATAGTATAGAAAATGGATTTGATAAACACTGGATCCTAGATGATAATATTAGACATTTTAGTTATAAAAATCAACAAAAAAATCACATGTTTAATGTGAGTGACTTCTTCTTTTATATAGAACATTTTGTAAATAATATAAATGAAGAAGTAGGTATAATATCTCCAAATTATGAACAAGATACACCTGGAATTCAGACTGGTCCAAGTTTTACGATTAATACAAAAAATTATTCTTGTTTGTTAATCGATAATAATATTTTCATGAAATATAATATTAGATGGAGGAAATGTTATAATGAAGATGTTAGATTAACTTTAGAGTGTTTAACAAATGGAGTAAGGACGATAGGAGTTAATATGTTCACGATAAAAAAGATAATAACAGGAAAATGTAAAGGCGGTAATCAAGAAGCATATAAAAATTTTTCTAAATTAGGGTTTCAGAATAAGGTTGATGAAATAATAGACGAATATCCAAGATACATTGCACTTACAACTAAACGACATAAAGATGAAAGACCACATCATAGATTTAAAAATTTAAAAGATTTTGCTCATTTCAAATTTGTAACTTTTAAAGAAAAATAATTAATAATCTAATTATGATTAGAAGTAATATAACTTTGATTTTATAAGAAAATGGCACTTTTCCCCTACTTTTAAGTATAAATATCGATATTTATACTTAAAAGTAGGGGAAATGTGCCTTTTCTTATCTTTTTCTTCTGTTTTTCATTTGTAGATTACCTTTAAGCATAATTCATATTAATTATATATTTTTAAAAATATATAATTTAATTATTTTTTACTTCTTTTTTCTAACATGTTCTTTAATCGCATCACATCATCGTATTCATTCGTTCCTTTTTTAGGTATGCACCATCGTTCGGGATTATTGTTTTTATTCCATTGCTTAAGAGCTTTAATGTAAGCATTGTTTTCTCTTTTCGGAGGCATATTTTACCTATATACAAGATAAAATTTTATAAATTTACAAGTACTTCATTTTTTCTTCCTAAAGTGTAGTGTAACAGAGGCAGAGCCA